GGACTGACATGGAGCGCCTGCGCTTCCAGTCAGTTGATGTGCCGTGACCGATCAAAGATCAGTCAGAGGGTCATCGTGTTTGTGAAGAAGCTAGTTAGGCTTCCCCCGAGTCCACCTCTTGGAACCATGCATCTTGTCTTGCGACAAGAGCACGATTCCTTAAAGCAGACTCGGGCTCAGATGTCATTAAGACATCTGTCCACCCACGTTTCGATCGTACACGGTGTGGGACCGCGTATTCTAACCCGCGATCCGAGACTGCACTAGAACTATGTTCCAGACGCAGTAGCGAATCCTGGAGGTGCCACCAGGCACCATTGGAGATACTAATAGTAGTACCCCCTACCAGTAGACAGGGTGTCTGATACTTCTGCCACCTCCGATCGTAACGAACGGGAGTGGCATATTGCATCAGGGAGTCCCATCCAACGTTAATGTAACGGTACAAACCTTGGGCATCTGGATTGTTGCCTAATGGCAAAGGTCCAAACTCCATAGATACGCATCGATACAAGACGTCAGCGGTATGGTAGAAAGCATCCATGTACATCGCTTTTGCAAGCGTGCACATAGAGAAACTACCAGAAACGGTGCGAGCATCAGTCTTCCTAAGCCTATGAGGTGTAACATCGACGCCTTTGAAGGCGTCAACACCACAGGATTCTCGGAAGAATCCACGCCGAAATGTCTTTGAAGGGTTGGGCACTAAGCCCATCCTGATCAATGACGAGACGGCACCATCATAGTACTTGCTTGGGAATATAATGTCATCACCGAAGACATAGACGTCATTACAGTTAATACCGTAGCGACATCGTATGCCAGATCGAACCAATGCATAGAAGATAAGACTCTGAACGGGAAAGCATAAAGCATTCCCCATTGGAGCCCATTTTCTAAGCGATATGACGCGATCGTCTAATAATCTAACCTTAGTAGCGCGACTGCATGAAAGCCATGAGTAAGCATATTCCCCGAAAAGGGAACGTACTAATTCACAGCTAATGCGATCGCTTGCCTCCTTGAGATCTAGAGTAACAAACTCCCGATCTCGAGAAGCGCTAAGAGCTAAGCCCCCATTGATAGTTTGGTCATTGAACGCTATGCGTCCATGCGCCTCACTCTTCTTGGAGGTGATAGCTCGTTCTAGGATAGCACGACAACCCTGTTGAATCCAAATTGCCTCTTTAGGGTGAACGCAAATTAAGCGTGGACCCCTGGAGTCTTTCGGGACTGCAACAAGACGGGCGACTATGTCGTCCGCTGATCTTAGGGACTTGTCGCCTTTAACAAGTACATCATCCCAATAATTGGGAAGACATACGAAGTTATCGGCGATAGGATACTTATTATCGATTGTTGTGTAGACGGTAGATACCTTACTTTTCTCCCATGGCTTTGCAGGGGGGTAAACTGCCCCTGGCCCATGAGAGGGTAAGATATCAGCCCAGTTAATACCGCATATAATGCGGCCTATTATCTGTCGCGCAGATGACGTAAGCACCTGACTATCAGATCCAGCAAAATGCTGGTTCCAAATGCCAATGCTGTCATCCGTTTCTTCGAACGCTTTTTGGGCGTCTTCGAGTTGTTCATATGTTGGTTCAATCTCGATCTTATAGCAGAACAAGAGTACCTGCCTAATCAGCCTTAGGGTGTTAGGGTCCATTGAGGACCTAAACGAATTCCATAGTGGCAATAGCCACTCGGGAAATTCCGGTAGTTCACCGGAGCCTTCAAGCCACATAAGCAAGGCCTTGTCAAGCTTAGGTGCTTCTTTAAGCACCCAATCATACGTTATGTCATCAGGGGGGCAAATGGCCACTCTTGATAACTCACATATGTCTGCTAGCAGGCAACTGAATATGTTTAGCACATACCTATGGCCGATATCGGCCTGCCTGCCTGCTTGTTGTTGTCTCGATTCCGGCTTGAGGTTATTCATTGAAATAAATAACCTGGCGGGGAATCGAGTGCTGCTTACCAAGGACAACGAAGCGGTTGTACCTCTCCTTGCGGAGGGGCCACCACAAGATACCCTTGATCGGTAACTGATCCAATCCTACATCCAGTCCAAACTTGCGGTAGACGACTATGCCCTTACGGGAATAGAAGGGTACTGCAATATAGACAAGACTGTTTGCTTTAGCTTTCATGTTCTCTGTATTTTGGGTTATATAACTCTGAGTACTGAGTACACAAAGCATGGCGTGCCATGCAGTATATACTATATGGCTAACAATAGGGGCTACTGTAACTTATCGCCGAAAATCTCATCTCTGAGACCAAGGCCATTCGTATTAGTAGTCCCGTGTAGCAAGTTAACAAGATAATCACACATTGTATTGGTGATCGTCGTGGTAACGAGCGGATCGGTTGGCGCAGCACACACAACGTACAAGCTCACGGGCCGGATAATTCCGTCCGTCATGGTCATGTAGTAGTCTAGCCGCACAACGCTGCGTTTACCCGGTACTTTCGTAGCCGAGTCAACGTAGTCTTGATGTTTAATCGAGAGCACGGTGGGCAAATTAGCCCCCCGTGACGTTTCGCGACGCTCTGAGCCCGTTTTATCGGACCAGGCGTTATTGAACGCTAGAGCACTAACCGTGAGGTTAAGGTCAATAGGCATTTTTAGTATGTGTTTGACTGTTTATCTCTTGAGCTTTAGGTTCGCAGCCATTTGGCTGAGCAAAGCACCCGTGAGGGCGATTTGCTTTTTTCCAAACCTACCACTAAGACCGGTATTAAGTCCGGTATCAATGGGCTTTCGGTGGTAGTACTGTATCTCGTTCACTGCGGTCTGTAAGCCGTCATAGCTACTATACTCGTTGGTTGCACGGCGCTGTTTTATTGCGCCAGCAACACATCCGTATTTGTAGCTTATACAGCCGTCTTGAATATTCTTTCGACTTCCAGTAAGGAAGTTGTCAAGCTTATTAAAGACATCAGACCCATCTACGAACCAGTCAGCCACGAAAGAGAATGGAATTCTCTCCCAGGCGAAACTGGCAGGTCCAATGGACCCGAATCGTGTAGCAAGATTATCCAAGTTCTGAAAGAACGGGGACATATACTTGTGTTCACGAACTCCGCGGATAGTGACTGTTTTGATCGGTTTTAAGGTTTCTATAACCTGGGACCGCCAACACATGCCATTATCTGGAGATGCTCCATAACCAGCCGGTAGGGGGAGACCGTTCCCTGAACTTAATGTGTTCAAGAAGGTGCCTCCGCAGGACCGGTGCACAGAAACTACTGTGCCCGCTGTAGCAAGTGTCTTTTGTAACCGCCTCGAATAAGAGGCGGTAGCTTTGGACAACTTGCGCATATCACTGATCAATGGTGCGACACCGAAGGAGTAATAAAGATAACCCCCACTAATGAACTTCGTGAACTTTCGTGCACGAAGTAGTAGTGGGACTTTATTACTCGGTACAACCGGAGCATTAACATTATTGTACATGCTCTTAATCCCAGTAACGAAGTCCGGAGCCTCTACAGCATTCAATAACGAATCAACGTCATTGTTGTTGTAGAACTCGTCCTTCGCTTCTCGGATGAGGTCGTCATCGGATTTAGACCAAACGAGTTGGAGGTGTTCTGGATAAATATGTCCATAACTACCCCAAACTCTCCAATGAGCCGAGTTACCAGTATGATCGGTAGTAATGAATTTATCATTACCAACAATCAATGTATCCTCCGAACCGAGCATCTTTCGATGCACGATAGAAGTATGCAATACTGGCTTAACAGCGACCTTCCTTCCGGAAGGATCGTCGACTATTGAATCTACATCTGATTCTAAGGGCAAGGTGTAAACCACAGGGGGGAGATTATATTCATTTATAATCGAACCCGTTGTAGCATTACGCCAGCTCTGACTGAATCGAAGACTGACATTAAAGTCATCAGTCTTGAGTAGGTTTGATCTATTTCGCGTTCGCATATGATTAATACGAGTTACAAGACGGAGAGGCCAC